GCTCCTGATCCGGAACCAGATCCGGAACCGGAGGAGGAGGCGCCGCTCCCGCCGTTGGCCATCTTCTCGCCGGACACCGAGGAGACGCTTCAGTCGTTCTTCGCCCGGGGTGTGGAGCTCTCGGAGCCGTCCAACTTCGCTGCCATGTGCGATCGGGCGATGCGGCTGCAGCATGCAAGCGTCCCCTGCCCGAAGTGCGGCGCGAGCGGATGCTCGACGATTCCGCCGGAGCGGATCGCCGAGCGCGGGCAGCGGCTCGAAGACCAGCGGCGCGAGGCGCGGCGAGCCCTTCTAGCGGCCAAGGACGACGACGAACGGGCAAAGCTCGAGATCAAGCTCGAGATTGCGCGCTCGCAGCTTCTCGAGACGGTCATGCTCGAAGCGGCGTGCAAGCTCTGCCGCGGCGTCGGTCGCACGCGGGCCCGGAAGATCAAACGCGGGCACGGCGACTCCGTCACGACGCACGCCTGGTGCCCGAAGTGCAAGGGCGGCGGTACCGCGGGCCGACCGGATCCGTGGCAGGTGTCGCGTCTCGTGGCGGACCTCTCGGAAGTGCCCCGGCTCACGCTCGAGCAGATCTCGCGTGCAGTGATCGACGTCTCGTCGCAGCTGCCCGAGGAGGGACGCTGGCCGAAGACGATCGCCTTCCTGCGCCGTCTCGCGTGGGGTGCTGCAGATCCGGAGAACGGCGAGCCCGCCGCATTCGAGCGCAAGGCGGCGCTCCGGCTGCTCGCGCGTCTGATGCGAGACCCCTGCGCACGCTGCGGCGGGGCTCGCTACATCGTGCCCATCGACGTACGCGAGACCGGCTCGAGCATCCCACCGGGCTGCGGCAGCATCGACGAGGTCGAAGTCGAAGCGCACGGGGAGATCGCGCGCATTCTTTCCGACATGCTCGAGCACGACCCGGAAGAGGCGTTCAACCTCGAGCTCTACTACGGGCCCGAGGGCAACAGGTGGGGCACGACGACGAAGCTACGGATCTGGTCGCTCATGCATCGCACGCGACCGGGGCAGATTCTCGCGAGCGAGCTCGAGAGGGTCATGGCCGAGCTCGGCATCTGGAACATGCATCCGTCCGAGCTCATCGCGAACGAGTACGACCGCGAGATGAAGACCGCGCTCGAGAACCGTCGCCGGCGCATGCAACTCGACGGCGCCGCGAAGGCAGCGCGTGGTCTGCTCGCGAATGCGCGGCACGCCTGGACGCGCGCGGTGCTCCGGTGCGATCACACGTACTCCGACTCAGTACGCGCGTGGGGCCACGAACAGATGGCGCGGATCGCCGAGGAGCGCCGCGCCGGCGCCGCCGCGGAGACGTCGCTGCAGGCGCTGCCGTACCTGTCACCGCCCGGGCACGCCACCGCGCAGGAACTACTTCTCAGCTCAGGAGGTCAGCATGAGACGTGAGGGCAAGATGCCGTCGACAGTGACGCCGTACGACCTGGAGCAAGCCGGCGTGTGTGTCTCGAAGAAAGCCGCGATGGGACTGCTGCGTCGGCACGGGATCCTCGAACGGCCAAAGGCGGGCAAGGGGTCGGGTTTCCCGTGGTTCGCGCAGTCCGCTCGAGTGCTCGAAGTACTGCCCGGCGTCTACACCGACCTGTACAACTACTTCGCCGAGGGCGGGGGTCGGCGAAAGCACGCCCGTTCACGCCCGACCATGCCCGCCCACGCCCGACCACGCCCGGCCTAAGGCCCTCAGAGATGGGAAGAGATGCCCACGGCCGCCGCCCGCATAAGACGGGTCATCGACGCCAGAGCGCCCGACCTTCGCAGGGAAAATAGAACCGCGATGGTCCCGAGCGAACGCCGCCTGAAGGCGACGGTCGCCGAGCACGCGCTCCACCGGCAGATGGTCAGGGCGGAGCGTGCGCGCCTTCACGCACCAGAGCCCGAAACCTAGCGAACCAAACGTGGCCTCCACCTCGAAGCGCAAGAAGCCGGCGCCTCGAGCGCCGAAGCCGACGACGGTCGCGAAGCCCAAGGCGTCGCCGCGCAAGACGGCGAATGGCCCGGACATGGGCGCCGGCGTCGAGCCGAGCGTACGGATCTTTACCGAGCTCTCGCTCGACCGAATCATCTTCGCGGAGATGGCCGCCGACGCGGGCAACTTCCGCCCCGCGGCTGACATCTGCGATTGGCTTCTCGCGGACGACCGCATCGGCGGTCTGCTGCACACGCGCGCGCAGTCGCTGCTCGGGATCGAGCCTTCCTTCGACGAGTCGGGCGACAAGCGCCGATCGAAGACGGCCGTCAACGCGCTCGATGCGAAAGAGGACTACTGGGCCTCTTACCCCGAGAGCGAGCTGACGCTCATGGTCGTGTGGGGGATCTTGCTTGGCTTCGCTCCAATGAAGCACACGTGGGTGCGGAGCGACGAGCACGGCGGCAGGCTCCTGCCGAAGCCCGTCTTCTGGCATCCGCAGCACCTGCGGCGCGACCCGAGCGGTCAGTGGAAGACGCGCGTCGCGCTTGCGTCGTTGTCGACATCGGGCACGACGGAGATCGACCTGAACCCCGGCGACGGGACGTTCATGCTCCACACTCCGTACGGCACGCACCGCCCGGTGGCGTACGCAGCGTGGCGCGGTCTCGCTCGATGGGCGCTGATCAAGCATCTCGCGATGTGGGACAAGTCCCGCCTCGGCGAGAAGGGCTCGCTGCTCGTCGCCGAGACGCAGCCAGGCATGATCCTGCCGACGTCGACGGAGACGTCTACGAAGGACCAGCGCGCGAAGCTCGCGGCAGACTTGTACGCGCGCGGGCGCGAAGGCGTCGCGGTTCTCCCGCCCGGGTACAACGTGAAGCTCGTGGAGTCGCTCGGCGACTCGCGCAGCTTGTACGACTCGCAGATCGCGCTCGCTAACGAAGCCTTCGCGATCACCATCCGCGGCGGCAACCTGACGACGCAGGTCTCCGGCGGCAGCCTCGCTGCGGCCGAGGTCCAAGAGCGCGTCAGCGAGGATGCGAAGCGCCGCTTCGACGCGATCTCCGTGCAGAACACGCTGCACGACCAGTCCCTGATCTGGTGGGCGCAGTTCAACTTCGGCGACCGGCGCATCGCGCCATGGCCGAACTACCCGGTGCGCGGCGCTGAGGATTACCTCAAGAAAGCGCAGGCGCTCGACGTCGCCATGGACGGCGCCCAAAAGGCGCGCCGTCTCGGATTCGTGCTCAAGCGCGAGGCCTTCGCCGATGCGTTCGGCATGGAGGCGTTCCTGGTTCCGGAAGAGAGCGTGCCCGATCCTGGGAGCGCCGAAGACATCGCGCAGAACCCGGAGCCGCCGCCGCCGCCCAAGCCCGTCCCACCGCCCGCGAAGGGCGCCGTTCCGCCACCCGCCGCGCAAGCCGCCTAAATCCAACCATGCTGATCGTCCTCGAGCGTCCGGAGCCGACCAAGTACGAGAAGCACGTACGCACGTGGGTTGCCGAGCACGAAAGCCGGCGCGGTCTAACCGTCACGATGGCGGCCTCGGGCGAGCTCGAGCTCCAGATTATGGACGTGCTCGGAGGTGGATTCTGGTCCGGTGGCGTCACGGCGCAGGACGTCAAGTACCAGCTCGACCGCAACCCGAACGCGAAGTCGATCCGCGTGCTCGTCGACTCTCCCGGCGGCGACGTGTTCGAAGGGCTCGCGATTCAGGCGCTGCTGAAGCGCGCCTCGCAAGATGTCACGGCGGAGGTCTTGGGGGAGGCCTCCTCCGCGGCTTCCGTGGCCATCATGGGAGCCAACCGCATCGTCATGCATACCGGTGCAATGATGATGGTTCATCGCGCGGCGACGGTGTCGCGCGGCTTCTCGGACCAGCTCCGGGCGGACGCCGACACGCTCGACAAGATGACGGGGAACATCGTCGATCTCTACGTCGCGCGGACCGGCAAGGCGCAGGACGAAGTCCGGAAGATGGTCGACGCGGAAACGTGGATGACCGCCGCCGAAGCCGTCGCGAATGGCTTCGCCGATGAGGTGTCGCCAGCGAAGACGAAGCCGGCCCCTGCCGCGCCTGCGTACAAGAACGAAGGCGAACGGCGCATCGAGAACCGCGCGGTCCCGTACCACGAGTACCCGAAGCGCGAGGACAGCTCATGGGACGGCGCGGCCGCCGAGGCGCGGATGCGCACATGGGCGTCGAGCGATGGGAGCGGCGACGCGCATACGATCGACTGGGCGAAGTACCGCAACGGCTTCGCCTGGTACGACCAGGGCGCGTCCAACACCTTCGGCGCGTACAAGCTCCCGCACCACGACGTCGTCGACGGCGAGCTCGTCACGAGCCGCGCCGGCACCATCGCCGCGGGCAACGCTGTCAGCGGCTCGCGTGGCGGGACGAGCATCCCGGCCAGCGATCTGCCCGGCGTGCGCGGCCATCTCGCGAAGCACTACGCGCAGTTCGCGATGCAAGCACCTTGGGAGAAGAAGTCCAACGAGGGCGTCGCTCCCCGCCTGACCAACATCAACCGGGCCACGCGCCCGCGCACCTGAGAGGCAAGACACATGTCCGAACGTATTTTCCAGATGATCGGCGCGAAGGACGAGGCGGACGCGGTTCGGATTCTGACCGCGCAGGACGGTTTCCTCGCGAACGTCTTCGCTCTCACGAAGACGGACAACCTCGAAGGCGCGATCGGCGCGCTCCGCGCGACGGACGCCTTCGTCGCTGCGGTCAACACGCGCACGGGCAAGACGGGCGAGGGATCGCTCGGCGTGCTCCAGGCCTGGAGCGATTCGCACACGGAGCTCCCGAAGACCCGCGAGCAGCTCACCGCCGCGAAGGCGAAGGTGGAAAACTTCGCGATCGAGAAGCTCATCACGGACGCCCGCAACGAGGGCAAGCTCGACAAGGCGCAGGAGGACAAGATCCGCGCCCGCATCACGGCCGGCACCATGAACAGCGAGAGCCTCGCGGCATCGCTCGAGATCATGGCGCCGAACCCCGCGCTCGTGAACGCGCGCGAGCTGCGCGAGCCGCCGCGTGAGGCGCCTGCCGCGGGCTCGGGCGGCATGCCGACGCTCGCGCAGTCGGTCGCCGGCAAGCCGTACGAGGAGTTCTCGCCCGACCAGTGGGCGAACATCCGCGACCAGGACGGCGGCGAGGCGATCTACCAGGCCGCGCGCCAGGACTGGATCAACCGCGGCAAGCCGTCGCGCAAGCCCGCTGCGGCCTGATCTCGAGCCCAGCACACACGACCAAAACCAACGGGTGAGGAGACGCCGGGCGCGCGCAAGCGCGCCACGGCGGAGCCGCGCCTTTGCCTGCCGAAAGAAAGAAGATCCATGGCAAACACTCGACGCTCCAACCTCATCTATGTCGACCAGCTCCAGGAAGCGATCCCCGGCGCATTCGCCGGAATGAAGGCGCTTCTCGGCACCGGCGCCGCGAACGTCAACTTCAACATGCCCGGCGTCGATGGCCAGGGCAACCGCATCAAGGGCGGCGACACGATCCGCGTGCCGTACTTCGACGCGATCGGCGAGCTCGAGGACGTCATCGAGGGACAGGCGCTCACGCCCGTCAACGCCTCGGAGACGAGCGAGACGACGACCGTGCAGCGGTCCGGTAAGGCGGCCGAGATCACGACCTGGGCGCAGCTGACGGCCATGTTCTCGGACCCGTACGCCGAGCTCGCACGGCAGATCGCTGTCGCGACGATGCGCCGCGTGGACAAGGGCCTGATCGACAAGGCCGCGACCGCGACGCTCGTGAACGATCAGAACGGGTCGTCCGTCACGGCCGACATGTTCATCGACACGGTGGACCAGTGGGGCGACGAGCAGGACGACGTGGTCGCGTGGTTCATGCACTCCAAGATGCTGACGAGCATCCGGAAGCTGAAGGACTCGCAGCAGCGGTACCTGATCGTCGATCCGACGTCGGGTAATATCCCGACGCTCTGGGGCAAGCCGATCATCATCTCCGACCGCATGCCGACGACCGGCTCCGGCGGCTCGACCGTGTACACCACGGCGTGCGCGAAGCGCGGCGCTCTCGCGGCGTGGATCAACGGCAATCCGACGATCAAGACGGACTCCGACATCCTCACGGACTCGGACATCCAGGCGCTGCACATCTACTGGGCGACGCACCTCTACAAGCGCCCGAACGGCTACACGAAGCAGGGCGTCGTCCTGCTCAAGGCGCGGGCGTAGTCGTGGGCGTCGGGCTGCTGAGGTACCGCCGACTCAAGCGCGAGGAGGCGGAAGCAAAGGCCAAGGCGCTCGCTCTGGTACCGGCCGAACCCGCGGTCACCGCCGCGGATACGACCGAAGAGGCGCCGCCGCCCGCTCAGCAGCCCGAACCCGAACCCCCCGCTCCTGCTCCCGAGCCCAAGCTCACGATGCCCACGGCGGCGACGGGCACGCACAAGTCGTCGTCACGCAGCAAGTGACGACGTCGCTCGGCTCTGCGCGGCGGTACTACCTCCGCAAGTCGCAATTCTACGCGAGCGCCGACGAGCAAGGGCTCGCTGCGACCTACCAGGGCCTGCACGATTCGGTCGTCGGCACACCGGTGCCAGCGGCCGTCCCGTTCCGCGACAAGCTCGCCGCGGCTGGCTACACGACGACCGAGGACATCGTCGGTTCCGACGTCGACGAGCTCGTCGAGTTCGGCGGGCTCAACTACCGCGAGGCCGCGGCGGTGCATGCCGTCATCGGTCCTCGCGAGTTCTGCGCAGACGCCTCTTCGGCGCCGGCGCTCACGGCAACCGCGACCGGCGGCCATCTTTAGCCGCACCACACCCTTCCGTCCTTCACCCCTCACACGAGGTCATCAACATGCGCGATCGTTCCGAATACGGCCACCCCTACGGGGCAGCGTCACGAATCCTCACCCTGGCGCAGCTGAAGGCAGCCGACGTCGTCGAGAACATCCACGGCGAGGAGTTCTGGCTCGGCGGCGGTCTGCGTTACTACTACCACTCGACCAGCGTGCTCACGGCTGACGACGTCTTCGTCGTCGCGCCGACGACGGGCGCAGGTCGGTATCTGCTCCGGCCGGGCGAAGTGGACATCCCGCTTGCCATCGCCTTTGGCACCGCCGATGCGGCGGTGCTCGCGACCGTGCCCACGGGCTGCTACTTCCTGCTGCTCCGGGCGTACT